TCAGATTTTTGTTAAAGTTTGTTTAAGTTGTTTAATGGGTTTCAGATTTTTGTTAAAGTTTGTTTAAGTTGTTTAATAGGTTTCAGATTTTTGTTAAAGTTTGTTTAAGTTGTTTAATGGGTTTCAGATTTTTGTTAAAGTTTGTTTAAGTTGTTTAATGGGTTTCGGATTTTTGTTAAAGTTTGTTTAAGTTGTTTAATGGGTTTCAGATTTTTGTTAAAATTTGATTATGATATTGCTTGAAGTTTATGGTATTGAATAGGATTATGTTCTTTTTTTTATAAAGTTTATTAAGTTTGTTTAAGTTGTTTAATGGGTTTCAGATTTTTGTTAAAATTTGATTATGATATTGCTTGAATTTGTTTATAATTTTTAAGATTTTGTTAAAGTTGTTAATTATATTAAAATTTATTTTGTTGAAATTTGACGAATTTTAAATATAAATAAATTAATATTGATATAGTTTGTTAATTTTATTAATGATATTTTTTTATTAATAATAAAATTATTTAATTTCGTGAATTTTAATTGAATCATATTTCTGAATTTAAAGTAAAATAAGCAAAAATAAGCAAAAATAAGCAAAAATAAGCAAAAAATAAGCAGAAATATGCTAAAAATGTTGATTTTCAAAGGGAAAAAGGCGATTTAGCGTATCGGTTTGGAATCGGCGGAAGTTACTAAAATTTAAACGAAGCGTAGCGTAGTGCTCTTTTAACGAGCAAAAATAAACGAAGATAAACGAAGATAAACGAAAATAAACGAAAATAAACGAAAAATAAAAGAAAATTTTTGAAACGATGTTATTTATTTTGATAAAGTTATGCAGTTGTTGTTAATTAAAAAGTATTTATATTCATTATTATATAATGTGATTATTAAAGATAAATATTAAAAATGATAAAAATATATAAATGGAAGATTTTACAAAAGGAAAAATTTACAAGATAATTAATTTTACTGATAAACAAATTTACGTAGGAAGTACTGTATATTCTCTTTCTGAACGTATGATGTGTCATATTTTTAAATACAAATGGTGGAAAAGTGGAAGAACAAAGCAATATTGCTCTTCGTTCGTTTTATTCGAAAATCGCGGATTTGATAATTGCAAAATGGTTTTACTTGAAATTTTTTCTTGTACTAATAGAACGGAATTGTCTATAAGAGAAGAATTTCATAGACAAAAAAATATTGAACGTGTTAATAAAAGAGCATGTTATCAAACTCGTATTGGAGCAAGAAAAAAGCATATGAATATCTATATTGAAATCTAAAAATGATTTTTTTATAATTATTTCATATCATAAGATAGGATAATGGATAAAGCAATCGAAGATAAATTATATGATACTGATAACGATGTTAATCTTACTAAAATCATAACAAATTACATCGGTAATATATGCGATAAATGTGGTTTAGAGTCGGAAGATGAACCTCTACGATTTGTAATATCATTCGATAAGAAATATGGAAATTATCGTTTTTATGATTTACCAAAGGCTGATTATAAATTAAAGAAATTTTGTCGAAAATGTTGTCAATCAAAAGCTTCAGCAGCCCCGATCTATATAGAAATCAATGATTCAAATAAATAATTTGAATCTATACGAACGGAAATAAGCAAAAACAAACGAAAACGAACGAAAATAAGCAACTTGAAACCAGAACGAACGAAACGACGAACGAAATTCGTTCGCAATAAACGAATTTGCTTGTGACAAGCAAAAATATTACTATTTGAAACGGCAAAAAAATAAAATCGATTTTTAGGATAATTACGGAAAGCAAAACAACAAAACCTAGCATCGAACAATATCCAAAAGCAAAAGTCTATTAATAATGACATCGCCATTTACAGCAGAGGATTATCGACAACTTCTTGAAATGTCAGGAAGCAGAGATGTGGCTAATACCTGCATCATGGAGAATATCGTGAAACGCGAACGCACGAAGAAGTTGGCAGAAGAAGCTGCCGCAAAAGCCTTATATCTTAAGGCAATGCGGCAAATTCCCTATGCAGCATTTATGAGACATTATCCTATGACCGGACCACTGGAGGGTTATCGTCACGATATTGAGAATGGAATCTCGTCACCGATTATTTCCATCCGATTCAGAAACGAAGATATTTGCTTGTCATTAGGAGATGAATTATGTCATGCATATCTTACGACTGATGATACCATCGTAAGTTGTAGGGGAAATTCTTCTGATTTATTATCTATGTTCAGTAGAGATCCTGTGCGCGTATAATACATCACACATTACACATCTTTATATTTAACGGACTGGATTTATAAATTCATGTCAAATTTTTGGTAATTTTAAAAATTTTGGAGAACGTTCTTCTAATTTCTTACGCTTGTTTTTTTCTTTGATTTTTTCTAATTTATCACGTAAAGACATTGCTTTCGGCTTTACGTGATTATATAAACGGCGTTCTTCGCGACGATTATATATAGCAATTTCTTTTTCAAAAGAATCGACAATAATATTATGAAGCTGTTCTTTTTCTTCAGAAAGATCTTTGTAATATGTTGCCATTTTTACTAATTGATGATTTTTATTAATAATATGTTGCTTTTCCATTTCCAATCTCCGAATATCATTTTGTAATTTGTAAATAATATCCATTTTACCAGCCAAGGCATATCGTAAATATTCGTTGTTATTCATAGTAATCTTTAGATAAATGATACGAAAATCAATTTTAATATTTATCATTAAAAATCATATGAACATATGATTAATTCCTTATATTAAAATTGAATAATTAAATATCTATCTAATTATATTAAATCATATCACAATGCCTAATTATTGTAATAATACATTAACAATCAGAGGTAATCAAAAACAACTTCTTAATTTTTTCTTGAAAAATGAGAATATTGAACATAATCAAGAGCTAGATTTTGCTAAATCTGTTCCACAACCAAAAGACTGCTACATGGGAGATCTTGGACCAGAAGAAAAAAAAAGATATGGAAGTAACAATTGGTACGATTTTCAAAAAAAAAATTGGGGAACAAAATGGAATTGTTCGGATATTTCCATGACACGAGATGAAAATACATTGACTTATACATTTTTAACTGCATGGAATCCACCAAAAGCATGGCTAATTACAACAGCAGAAATATTTGATGAACTAATCTTTGAATTAAAATATGAAGAATCTGGTAATGATTACTTTGGTACTCTATCTATCGAATATGGTGGAATAACCGAAGATATTGAGGAAGAATTATCTGAAGTTGTGGAAATGATTTTTAATTCAATTGATGATGAACTAATTCAAATTTTTGAAAATCATTTTTCTAGTCATAATGACACACTGAAAGCAATAAGTAAAAAAACTTCTTGTGATGATGTTAATAACCTAATTTGTAATTTTACACCAACGCTCGAAAATATAAAATTTTATAAAAATATGAACATTAAAAATTATCCATCTGATGATCATATTATGTATAATGTAATTCAAGAAATTCTAAGATATTTTACAAATTTACAGGATAAGACTCTATCAGAACATCCAAAAATCGCATTTGATGAATATTATGCTGAAAATTATATCGAAAACCATTTTGATGAAATATATTCAAAATACTTTAACAATGAAAACAATGCCAAAAACAATTACATGTTATTGACAGGATATTTTAAATAAATTATTTATTTTTATACAGGACTGAAAAAATAGAAATAAAAATAACATAATTATAAGTTATTAATGACATATAACTATAAAATCGTAAATAAAGACTGTGTAATTGGTCTAACAGAAATTAAAGATGATTCTGTCAACTTAGTAATTGCGGATCCACCATTTGGTATTAATGAAGCAACATTCGGAAAACATTATAAAAGAAAGGATAATGTTATTGATGGCTATGTTCATGCACCAGAAAATTATGAAGATTGGTCTTATCAATGGATTAAAGAATGTAAAAGAATCATAAAAAATACTGGAACAATATACATAATTTCCGGATGGAGTAAATTAGGTCAAATATTAAACGCTATTAAGAAAAACGATTTACATACTATCAATCACGTAATTTGGAGATTTAACTTCGGTGTATTTACACAAAAAAAATACGTCTCATCTCATTATCATATACTAGTCTTAGGTAAACAAAAGAAAGGACAAACTTTTAATACTTATTGTCGTTTTGGACCACAAGAAAAAAATGAAAAAAAACAATCGTTACTTAATATCGATATGGAAGATGTCTGGTATATTAACAAAGAATTTGCACCTAATCAAATGAAAAATAGTAATAAATTACCCGAAGCATTACTGGAAAAAATTATATTATATGCTAGCAATCAAGGAGATATTGTTCTTGATCCATTTATGGGTAACTTCACTACTGCAAAAGTTGCACTTAATTTAGGCAGAAAAGCATGGGGATTTGAATTAAATAAAGAATCATTCGACTACTTTATGCCTATTATTGCTGAACTCGAATTTGGAAAAGGTTTAGAAACTCTTAAAAAAGTTGAAATTATTAAACCAAAAAAACAAGGAAAAAAAATAACTGACGAAGATAAACTTGGAATATTTAAAGATTATGAAAATCAAGTAACAAAGAAAAAAAATAAAAAAGATGTTACTGAGTTTCTTCAAAAAAAATATGAAAGAGGCAAATTTGCTATTAAAAACATTCTTGATAAACAAGTTACACTCAAAAATGAATTGTTTAAACAATATAAAAAAAATAAAACAACCACTAATGATACCTATCTTAAAGATGAAGAATCCTTGCTCAAAAAAATATTCGAAAATTACTTAATTATCAGCAATACTGATGATAATAAAGAAATTAAAAAAATCACCAATTACCCTACACACGAAATTAAGAATATTAGAAAAAATATTTTATAATCGTAGGTTTCAAATGATGAATGACATATTAATACACAAACGAACGAATAGTTGAAACGGAATAAACGAAACGATGAACGAAACTTAAACAAAAACTAATGATTTATAAATATTTAAAATAGAAATTTTTATTAATAAAGATAAATATATAGCATAAATATATACTATGTCGACTGATTCAACAGAAAATGAGCAAGAAAACAAGAAAAATGTTGCTGATTTAGAAGAAAGAAAAAAAGCACTTGAGGAATTAATTAAAGAATCACAAAAAGAATTAAAAGCTATTAAAATAAAACAAAAATCTGAAAGTTTAAAGATAGGTAATAAAAAAAAATTTAAATGTGACAAATGTGGTAATATTTTAAGCACTAAAAGACAACTTGAATCTCATAAAGAAAATGTTTGTGGTAAGGATACATGGTCATGCCACATATGCGATGAAAAATTTACAAGTAGAGGTCATTTAGATAAACATATTAATAAATGTAGAAAAAGAAAATGTCCTCATTGTACATTTATCTGTGCTAATAAAAAACAATTAAAAGAACATATTAAAACTGGTAAATGTCAAAATAAAAAATTTACTTGCGACATTTGTCATAAAAAACTACAATCTCGTAATTACCTAAAGGCACATTATCGAAGAAAACACAATATCGAAGCAGAAGAAGCAGAAAAAAAAGCATATAAAAATACAGAATAATTAAGAATTTAATTAAGAATTTAATTAGTATACTATTTAAATGAGCATACCAATAATAGATATTAGTCCAATATATTCAAACAATACTACTGAAATTAACAATCTTGTAAATTCTGTAAAAAATGCTATGGAAAACATAGGGTTTTTTATGATTAAAGGACAACAATTCGATAATAATAACATTCACAATACATGGAATATTACAAAACAATATTTCGACCAACCAACACATATTAAAGAACTTATTAAAATGACACCGTCTTATCCATATGGATATGAATCAAATGAAATATTATCTAAAACATTTGACAATAATAAAACAATTTATCCAGATATGAAAGAAACTTTCCAATTATGTCTTAATAATAATGATGTTAGATTACCGAAATCACCAAAAAATATGGACAAAATCATAACTAATTATTACTGTAATATGAGTAAATTAGCAACAAAAATACTTGAAATTTTCGCATTATCATTAGATATGCCTAAAAATTGGTTCAAAGATAAAATTCAAAATCACCAGAGTGCTCTTCGACTTCTTAATTATCCACACGTTAAAAAATATGAACCTAATAAAATTAGATGTAGCCAACATAGTGACTATGGAATACTTACAATTTTAAAACAAGATAATACTGGAGGCCTACAAGTTCAATCCAAAAATAATACTTGGATTGATATTAAATCCCCTGAAGAATGCTTCATTATTAATATTGGTGATTTATTCAAAAGATGGACAAATGATAAATGGAAATCTACTGTTCATCGTGTAGTTAATCCAAAAATAAAGAATGGAATTAATAATCGAAGACAATCAATTGCTTTTTTCTTTAATGCAAATCCTAATACAATAATACAAACATTCGAATCTTGTAAAAATAATGGAATATCTAAATATGAAGATGTAATTGCTGGTGATTATCTTATGATGAAACATACCAAGGCAACTACATAAAAATATAAATAATATCTTCATATATTATATAAAAATAATGTCATCAAACGAGAATTATAAAGAAGAAAAGGAAGAAAAAGAAGAAAGAAACCCACCAATTTTAGAAATATATGAATACAAACTTTCAAGTAAATATGACAATAATTTATGGTTTACTACTATATCCAAAAACGAAAAATGTGGGATTATTAAAGATGATTATGAAAACGAAGAAAAAGAAACATACTATAGATCTTGTGATCTTATGGATGCCAAAATTAATTATGAACAAAATACAAGTGAAAAAGTTTTCAAAATTAAAAAAAGGAGAACTAATACAATTACTATTGATAACATAACACAAAAAATATTTTCTAAATATCCATCACGAATAAGTAAGGACCATTACAACAAAATAATCTATGAAAAAAAAAATTTATTCAGGGATTATAAAGATGAATTCCAATTCGAAACAAAAGAACCCTTTTCTATATTAAAAAAAGTTTTATCGAAAATACAAGAATCTATGAAAAAAAAAAATGCTATTGATATCAGTAACAAGTCAAAAAAAGGGAGATTTAGAGTTGAAACAACACACTCACTATACGACACGCTGTTCAACGCGCCTGACGCTGAAATTTCCTCCCACGAGTATAAAGATATATTATCGCGCCAATATCAAAAGAACAAGTTTCGACTTAATAGATTCCATATACAAAAACTTATTATTCCTGATAAAAGTGTAATATTTTTTTGTGGAGATACACATGGTTCTTTTCATACTACTATGAGAAATATATTACGATTAAAATATTCTGGAATTATTGACAATAATTTTAAAATTTTAAAATCAAATTTTTATATGATATTTCTTGGCGATATTGTTGATTATGGATATCTAGGATATGAAAATTTAATGACTATATTACTATTAAAATATCATAATCACGAGAAAGTTTTCATTATTCAAGGAAATCATGAAGAAATGAGAGTACATTCGAATCGCCAATTTGGTGATGAATTAAAACTTAAATTTAAAGATGATCGTATCTTGAATGAACTTACTTTTCATATTGAAGAATTATTTATGAAATTCCCATCAGCAATATGTGTTAGATCCAAAAGCGATTCACAATGGATTTGGTGTTGCCATGGAGGATTACCTATTACCTATGTAAAAAATAATATAATACATAAATCTCCTTTTGATTTAGACATTTCAAAATTTTTAAAAAACAATGAGAAATGTTTTTTTCCAATAAACTATAACTTCGCAAGATCAATCAAATGGAATGATTTTCAAAGTGAAAAACTAAACATGACTACAAGTCGTGACAGAAATCGTGGCACAATGATAGAACTTGGAATAGACGATACAAGAAAATATATGGAAAAAAATAATATAAGATTTATTATGAGAGGCCATCAAGATAATTATAAAAATACTAAACTACTCAGTAGTCCAGATTTTAAAATAAAAAATTATACTATGATAGATATTAATGAAAGTGAAAATGAATGGAAAAAATGTATTAGATTAAAAAATAAAGCATTTCAAAATATTATTCATTTCCAAGAAAAGAGAAGATATACTACGTCAGATAAAGATAAAAAAGCAGATTCATATTTATATAGAATAAATATATCTGAATTTGATAACACACATAAAGATAAATGTCAAGTATATCCAGTATTAACTTTGTCAACTGCCACATCTGCGGAAAAAGGAATAAAAAGAGATAGTTTTGCTCTCTTGAGATATGATATTAAAAATTGGAAAAAAAATAAACTAGGATATATATTATCAAATGAAAAACATCGATTGGAATTTAAAACAAAAATAACAGAAAGAGCACATCGATTGGGACTGGCTAAAGATTTTATCCCAAAAGTACCAACAACTGGTGGTAAAACTAGAAAACATCAAGGAATTCACCAAAGTGGAGGAAAAAAAGGAAAATTAAAAAAAGGATATAAATATTCTGGTAAAAAACTTAAAAGTGGATTAGCACAAATCATTAAATGTAAACGGAAAAAATAATTTTTTATTTAATTAATATAAATTTAAAAATTGAAATTTATCAATTTATATTAAATAATTATGAATCGCATTACTTCCTCAAATATCGACCTAGTTATTCGCTATTACTGGAATACCAGTAAATTTTTTCAATATGAAAAATTATTTGAAAAAAAAACTGAAAAATATGATGAAAATTATATCTTTGAAAAATGGCAATCATTTGAATACTTATGGGCTGCACTATCAGAAGAACATAAAGAAAAATATGTTCAAAATGCTATCGACCATTATTCAAAATAAAGTGTATCTTCTCTACGCACATCTATCATACTACGAATCGGCTCCTCTATAATATTACCATAAGGCACATGTTCATATGATTTCACGTGCATTTGAGGATAGAAGGATATTATTTCGCCTTCTCGTGATTGACCTAAATTTTTTATCCATATATATTTTCTATCAAAATTAAAAGTACCGATTTTACATAAACGACAAATATATGCATTTTCTGTAATATCTTCTCGGTCTTCATCTAAACATATTTTTGTTCTGTAATCTATTATTTCATAATTACAATGTCTCATACACCAATCACATTTTTTCGGCAAAAATGATAATATCAATTTTTGAATATCTGTAGGTATATACATAATATCATAATTTTTATTATGATACTATTGTTATTTTATAATTTTTTCCATATCCAGTTACAAGTTCGAACTAACATGATATAAAAAATATTTATAGAAATTTTATCTATTTTAATTATATTTATCCAAATACAATTAATATATATATTAATTATAAGAATATTACAATGCCTTCCGAAAATGCATATGTATGGACAATATTTAAAGGAGACAGATATATTCCAGGAGTTCTAGTTTCTGCATATTCTGTAAAAAGAACTAATACAAAATATAATTTAATATGTTTAGTTACCCCCGACGTTACTGATATTGGTCGCAAAGAATTAGCAAAAATATGTACAAAAGTTATTGAAGTTCCATATATTAAAGCAATTCGTACCCCTAATCTTACAACAAAACGACAAGAAGAATTATATAAACCATGGAAAAGTGTTTCTTACACTAAATGGAACGTATTAAATCTAACACAATACAAAAAAATATTTCTATTAGATGCTGATACAATTGTTACAAAAAATATAGATTCGGTTTTTGATAAAAAAAAAATTAGTGCAACATTTTATTGTCCCTGGTCAAAAAAATATTCAAAATTTTCACCAATAAAATATCACTATGGACGCAAAAAAATAATCAACCCAAATTTAATTAAAAATGCATTAAATAAACATGGACATGTATTTGTAGCATCATCTATTTTATTAAAACCTAATAAAAAATATTACAATGATTACAAAAAAATGCTCCAAAAAAAAGAACATTTTTCAAATTTCACAAAAAAAAATGGATCTATGATCGATGAAACATCACTCGCATATTTTATGAGTATATATGAATATGGACCACAATTATCATGGTATAATCTACCACAATGCTATCAATTCATACCATGGCATAGAAATGAATGTTGTGATGATAAATCAATTTACTACCAAAGACAAAAAACAAAAATATGCCCAAAAATATCAGTAATTCATTATGTTGGCCAAGACATGCCTTGGGAACTAGATTTTAACTCTGATGATATCTATCTAGACACACATATATGGCTCTCTATATGTCAAGAAATGTTACAACAAACTAAAGTCAATATAAAAAAAATTAATATCAAATATCCAGAATCCATTTTTAAAAAAATAAATCCAAATAATATAAATTTTAAAGTATTTACTAAAGAAACTTTACCACTATTCAACATAAAATAACGGATATGTAAAACAACATACTAAAACAAATATTACCATTCCAAATATAGGAGAATTCGCCTGAACAACATTTAATAAAGAACTAACTTTACATTTATATTTTGTTTTATCATTCTTATGTGACATAAATAAATCCGTAAATAATGAATAATTTAATAAATATCCTTCCTTGACTTCTTCCAAAAATAATTTCTTTTCTCTATCTGATAATAACCAACCAAGATTATCTAAAAATAAACGATAATCTTTTTTCAATAATTTCAAATCTGTGGAAAATGTATAAAAATACATACCTTCTGCTAAATTATTATTTTTTAAAAAACGCTTTCTTATAATTCTACCACCATTTAAATCTCCAAAATAACGAATATAAGCATGAGCTAATAATAAATACGGATTCTTATTATATACTTTGATTAAACGTGATGTATAATAATCAGTCGCATATAATTTATTCTCATTCAATTTACTTCTCCAATTACTACCATAATAATATTCTAAATCATTTATTAATAAATCTGTGCGTTTTAATCTTTCACCAAATAATTTCCAAAATTTCATAAGCAATGAATTTGTTGATTCAGAAATTAAAACTTCCATGGTATCGTAAATATGAAATAATTGGATAATATACATACCATAATCATCTACTGAAAATTTACGAGATAAAAGTTTTGACGCATATTCATGACGATGAATATGCGTGTGAATATCCCAACCAGCATTCTTAATCATTAAACTATACTTATTATTACAATCATTTGTTGCAATATTTGTAAGTGATAATTCCGATACAGATTTTTTCATATTTTAGATTTTTTAATTAAAAATATAGAAATTCAATTTTTATATTTTTAATTCAACTTATATGAAATTTAATAATTCTTACAATTGCTGATAATCTTCTCTTACCACACGAGGACGAGGACAACAACAACAATTATAACAACGCTGTCCAATGTGGAAGCAACAACAATAATTGTAACAATTAATTGGACAATTTGTTATACTATTATAAATTCTTGTTATCATTTGTTCCATCCTATTTCCAAAGTTTATACTCATATTTGTTATATTTCTACCACAACTTTGAGTCCACCGAATAAATTTCTTATAATTTGTATCTAAATCATCAATAAATATCTCATTACATAATGGACATTTATTATGATTTTCAAACCAGGGATCTATACAATCCGGATGAAAAGCATGTTTACATCGAAATATTTTAACCATTCTACTATCATTAAATATTTGAATTACATTCTCTTCAATATTCTCTTCAATATTCTCTTCAATATTCTCTTCAATATTCTCTTCAATATTCTCTTCAATATTCTCTTCAATATTCTCTTCAATATTTTCACTATTTTCTTCACTATTTATACCAAAATGTGATAAACATATCGCACAAGTATTATTATGAATACCATGCTCTTCACCAACTAATTCAGACCATTCAACCTCTATTATCTCGTTCATTTGAAAACGACGATAATTAATATCACGACATCTATCTATACACCCACACATTTTAAAACACATAAATAAACATATACATAAAATAATCATTATTAATGCAATTAACACAATATATTCGAATTTATGTAAATAATATTTAAATTCATCAGAAGGATCTATTATCTCACCATCTTTACATATCGTAACTACAGTTTCCTCAAATGAAGCATCATTTGATAAAAATTTATATTCCTCATTTGGAATAAAAACAGATGGTATTTTAATCTCATTCTTATCTTCATCATTTATTGTTGACATTCTTATATATCCATAATTATTTTCAATACTACTTGAAACATCATTACCTACTATTATTGCTATACCACCAGAATCTTGTATATTTTTTGCTTTTGTAAAAAATGAACAACTACCTCTTTCTACAATAACTATCTTATTTGTTATATTTTTTGAATTAGATAAACAACCATACCTATTATCTTTCAAAAAAACTAATAATGTACTATTTACATAATAATTACCAGATGATGGACCAAAAGATGCTGTTAAATGACCATAAATTCCAGAAATTTCTGTAGGTTTTATTACAGTAACACCTTGAGCACATATATTTAATAATAATATTAAAAAATAAACTAACTTATTCATAACGCTTTATAATTTGTATCTATAATTCAATTTTTAACTAGATTTTATCTAAAATTTTATTTTTTAACGATTATAAAATCTTTCTTAGCAAACCATTTCATATTACCACAAGTTATACATGTACAAGTTCTTACTGTTTTGTCAAAAACCCATTCCATATCAAAATAAGCTGCTATACGACCACGAGATATTGTTGCTTTTTGGATAACCCATCCATTTGTTTTACAAACATCACATACTAACTTTATTTCTTTTTTCATATTTGGAGATTTGATGGAAAGATTTGATGGCTTTTTTTTACCACCAACTTTTTTTACACTTTTTATATCTTTTGATACAGGCATTTTTGTTTATATTTATTATAAATATTTTATTCAAAATTAAAAAATAATGTTATTATATAATATCATTATGTTAAAATTAAAACCTTTACCATCCAATGATTACTGTGATATACCTTATTATAAAGATAGATTCAAAAAAAAAAAAACAAAAGTTATTAGAAAACCTGTAATTAAAGGAGCGTGTGGTAATAACTCCTGTAATTATTGTCAAAAATTAGTTGATGAAAAAAACTTCTGTAAATTACCTACAAACAATACTCCTTGTAAAATACCTCCAAGAAAAATATACTCTGTAGAATCTCATTCTGATGATCTTAAAAAAACTTTAAATAATCTTAACAATGCATTTAATAATTTGAATAAAAAGAAAAAAAAGATTAAACCAAAACAAAAAAAATTTAAAAAAAAAATAAAAAAACTTGAAAATGAAATTACTACCCTACAACAAACGATAGAAAATATCCTTCGCATATATAGTAGCAATAATGTTTTATCACAACCTGAAAGAAATATTCAAATACAAAAACAAATTAAAAAATGGACAAGATAAATATTATATAATAAAAAAAATTGAAATTTGATTTATAATACATATAATATTAATTATGACAGATAAAACCAAAAATAAAATTCAAGAAGTTGAATTAGAAATTGTTCAATCAAAAAAACAAGTTAGTGTAACAATTAATTCTGCTTTAGAAAGAGGCGATAATTTAGAAGAACTTGAAATTAAATCAAAAGAATTAGAAGGCAATGCTAAAACATTTAAAAAAAAAGCAAAAAAAGTTAGATGGCAAGCGTGGAAAGATAAAATGTCTAATAGTTGTGTTCTATGGACAGTTGGCATTGTTGTTGTAGTTATTATTGTACTTGTAATAATTGCAGTTATCTAAACTGGACTTGTTATTATAATATTTAAGCTCTTTCTCTACATAATGGACAATTTGTCTTTATGCAAAACCATGTTCTTATACAATCTGTATGAAACATATGATCACATTTCAAACTAGTATAAGTATCTCCTACTTCGATATCCTTTAAACAAATAGAACATCGAATATGTTGTAGATCATCTTCTATTGTTAAAACATTATTTCCTAAAATAACATCTATTAACTCTTCACGTCTTTTCCTTTCATTACTAAGATTTCTATTTTCCATTATACATAAATATAATAATAATATCATTGGAAGAATTTCTATTCCACCAAAGGCAAGATATTTAGAATACGGAGGAAATTTGTCATAAATATAAAATGATAAATCAACCAAAACTATTAAAATAAATATTATTATATAACGTCTTATAAAAATAAAACATTTATATAAACAACAACTATTATTACTTTCTTCGCTATCATTATTATTAATAAGATTTTCACGATACATGTTCATTGTAGTTTCAACTGATATAATGTTAATATTATTCAATTTTAAAATTATATGAATTTAACATCGTGAATACGATACTATTTTATAGTCTGTTATTTTTAATCGTTCATTCCAATCTATATCACATTTACATAAAATACAACTATATGTTCTATTATTTTTATGACCATCAAACCAAATTTCTTGGTGTAATTCTGAATGCGGGCACCATTCTTTCATTGAAGACTTATAACTATCTATCTTGCGACGCTTCTTTTTGATTTCGTTATCTAAATCATTTATTTCCATTCGCATTCTCTTTATTACATTTAAACAATCTCGAACATAAATTTCAGGACAAAATGATACAATTATATCATAAATATCCTTAGAAACAAATGAAAATTGTTCACATATCATCTTTATTTATTTATTTATTTTTTAAATTTTAATTTCACTTTTTTGTTAAATCGTAATAATCTAAATATGAAATTTCAATATCCGATGTAGACTCAGACTCAGATTCAAATTCCGAATCTGAAAAATTATTGGAATTTATTCTTTTCAATCTAAATTTTTTTTTATTCCTTTTTTTCTTTTTTATTTTTTTTTTAATTTTTTTTTTTTCATATACAGTTTCATATCTCTCAAATATTTTATATGATGTATATGATGTATATGATGTACATGATTCATATATATCATTATTGTTATTACTATGACTTAATAGTTTTTTAAAAATACTATTATGATTCATATCATAATAATATTTCTTTTTTCTATTTGCTGCTACAAATAAAATATTACCCATTATATCATCTTTGTTTACATTTATTTTTTTATTTTCAATTTTAAATAATTAAAAATAATTAAAATAGATTTATCTAAGTTATTTACATTATCTAAAATGTTTCAAGATATCACTAATTGGTTTAAATCACCAAATGGAATATTTCAAATACTTGGATTATTCGGCTATCTTATCCTAATTTCTGAAATGCTATTCCATAGTATTAAAACTTACAAAATAAAAAAAACAAAAAATATCACATGGAAATGGATATTATCATATCTAATCGGGGCTTTGTTCCTATTTACATACTCTCTTTACTTAGAATTATGGGCAATTTTTTTTCCAATTTGCTTCCAAATTTTTGTTATTATTATCGTCATTAATATGAAAATGTTCCTTAAACAAGAAAATTCTGAATCTCTATTAAATGATGAAGAACAATCACACAAAAATAGTGAAGAATCATCACAAGAATTTAATCTTGATTCACCTTATCAAAAATTATCAGATGATGATAGATATCGTCAATTAACACAATCTGATAAACACACTTATCAACAATTCTCACCACCAAAACCACCATATGAAAGAATCTTTCCACATAGAGACGATAATGATTTATATGATGCATATAATAATAATGAACCAATACTACCACAACTTTTATAAAAAAATTCGTAATATTTTTATTGCCAATAAATGGATTAAATTCTACTTAATTTTCAATAAGTAATTTTTCCAGCAAAATCTTGTAAAAAATATAAAGGATCTTCCAATTCCATATATATATACCAATTCTTATTTGTATCAACTACTGGAATTATTATATCACATATATATGCTGTTGTATTTGTTGAATTTAATACATCATCGATTTGATCTTCCTTACATACAGATTTCCATTTCTTCATCAAATATTTTTTCATACATTTACGACACTTACCATTATGAATTTTTCCTTCCTTGTAAACATAATATTTATGACAATTTTGTTTACAAGAATTACAAATTTTTTTTACATATCTAGCAAAAGTTAAACTACTCTCTTTTAAAATAAATTTTATGATTATATTATTTACATCATCTGGTAAAGAATTTTTATCCATACCAAGTGTCTCTCTTATAGTTTTAAAATCATCCATTTTAATATAATCTTTAATTTTCAATTTTACTTTTACATATCTATCTTACTTCAACATCTAAAACACTACAACGGACAGAACCACCACTCAATAAAAATTCACTCATATCATTTTCTATTATTTTTGTTATGCCCAATTTTTTTACTCTCTCTTTTAATTCATCTGAAAATTTATGACCAATTAAAATACTATGATTATCATCACCAATACAAATTGAATTACAAGCAAAATTTAATGCATCATTTTCTGATACATTTACAATATCTTTATCATCATAAACACTATATATCTCATTTAAACTTTCATCATCAAATGCCTTATCAAATAATAATAATTTACCATCACCAATTGGGCAAAAACATGTATCCAAATGATACCATTCCGGACGAATTAATTTTAAACTATGAATTTTTACACCATCATCATTTAAAACATTTTTTATTTCATTAGAACTATTACTATCTGAACGAAAACCATGTCCTAACCATAAATGGTTTTTTGAATGAGAAAAAATACCATCCCCAGTTCCTTCAAAATAATTTCGCATTTTATATACATCATAATTTTGACTTTTTAAATAATCTACATAACATTCTGTTTCACCTTGCCGAGGTAATGCTTTATATTTTGATACTATAGCTAAATTTTTATAAATTAAAGCACCATTTGCAGTAAATACCATATCTACTAAATTCTTTTTGGGTGGAATTAAATCAACTCTTATATTATTTGATTGCAAAATATTAAATAAATCACCCCATTGACGATGAGCTAATTGTTTATTCACATTTCTTGACATTGTCATATGAACGTTTAAATTATAATGTATCACATCAAAATATTTCGGAAAAGACATTAAAAGACGATTATACTTCATATTTAGAGGGAATACGTTAATTAATGTTACTTTCCTTATCCATTTTAAAGAAATTTTATCATAATATGACACTATGATTATATCGACTAATCTGTAAAATAAAACAGATTCAAATATAAATATTTTCGTATAATAACAACAATTTTTAAATTTTATAATATATAATACTAAATGGAATTCCCAAATATAACATCCATAACTGATGATAAACATTTAGAATTATCTGATTCATTTTTCTCAAATAAAACATTTGCAGAAAATTTTGATAAATCTAATTATCTCAAACAAAGAAATCATTATATATTATCACTTACTGAAGAACATATTATAGAAAAGCAAGTTTGTAAATTAAAAAAAAAAATAATTAAAAAAAAAAATCTACTTGAATTACGACAAAAAAAAACAAGAAATTATAGAGCAAATTTAATAGAACTTGAAATACAAAATACTTCTATGATGCAAAATGAAGTAAATAAAGTAATCGAAGAACAAAAAATATATGCTAAAAAATTACGAAATAATATATGTGGAATTTGCCAAGATTTAATGTTTGGAAAACCAAAATGTATAAAAAAATTATCAGATGGTAGAATTGGAAATTGGATTTATAAAGATAAATCTAATATACCATGCAAATTAATGTGTGAACATATTTTTCATACAAATTGTATTACATCATGGTATAGAAGAAAAAATTCTTGTCCAATATGTCGTCATAAAGTTAATTTATGGCAACCTCTATCAGAAAATAACAATGTATTTGTAGTAGACTCATCCGAGTCTGAAGCATCTGATATATCAGATATGAGTGATATTACGTATAACACAAATATTTCTAATAATAATGAAAATGAAAATGAAAATGAAAATGAAAATGAAAATGAAAATGAAAATGAAAATGAAAATGAAAATGAAA